TGGCAATTTGGACGAAGATGTTTTGGTCGAGGTAATCAACTACATTAACAAAACCATCACTACTGATTCTCGCACCAACTCAAATTCAGAAATTCCATTCTCTATTATTGCATACAACCAAACTATCACTGGATTTGCAGAGGATTTAGTTGGACTCGACACTTTGCAAAGCACAGTTAAAATGACACCAGATCTGGTAGTATCTGAAGCAACAAAATCAGTTGTGGATGCGTATGCTTCAATAGACACTCCGCAGAAATTTTACGACATAGCAAAATCTTATCTTGTTGATAATTATGCAGGAGAAAATTCGCCATTAGTGTCAAGGGATGGAAACACAATTAATGCTGGGTCTTATGATGTGGTTGTAAGTAGTTCAGCAGCAAATGCGTTTTCTTTGAGCAGTAATACACTTACGCTGAAAGCATCAACCTTTGTTGGGGATATTACTACGAGTGGATCTGTAAGTCTAACTGGAGTAAGCTACACTGGAACTATAATTGATTCATCTGGTACAAGATCATTTGGATCTTATGAAATTAAAAATTTAGTGTCTGGGTCAAGAGTGCAAGTTTACAATTTAACATCTAGCACAGAGATCTATAATGATATTGTAAATGCGACAACTTTGTCCCAAGGATTTGGAACAAGTGAAATGGTTGATGGTGACTCAATCAGAGTAAGAATAACATACCAGAATGGTAGTGTAGCCAAGGAACCACAGGAACTTACAGTGACTTGTCGAACTCCATCATGGGAGGTGAATGCTAGTCAAGAAAATGCTACAGAATACAATGCTTACCAAGTCGATGGAAGTGGAATCAATGAATTTACTTTAGATCTAGCTAGTGGAAAAATCGAAGTAGATATTAATGATTCTGATAACTCAACAAACATTCAAAGGGTAGGTGCTTGGTACTTCGCAGAATTAATGACAAGCAATGGAATTTCTGATTTATTTGGTGCTATTAATTGGATTGCCAGTAATCAGATCTCAATAGATGTAAGCAAGGTGGATTTGAAATTAGATAATACTAAATCTAATCCATTATTTTTAACAGGAGGTAGACTTTATCGGACTGATGAAACCACAATTATCGCAGCAACAAGTAATTCAATTCAAATCGATTACTCCCCAATTTATATTACAAATGCTCCACTGATTGAAGATATAAATAAAAACACAAAACTAATCCCAGCCCTCCTATGAGTATTTTAAAAGAAGTAGAAAAATTATACACTGATCTAAGGCAAGATATGTGTGGTGATATTGCTCAATACCTCGAGCATGAATATGTGGTTAAAACTCCATATTCTTTAATCATGGGCAAAGCAGTAAGGTCTGACGGTGGAGATCCTAATGGTCAGTGGAATGTTACCGCACCAGATGCATGGTTTGTTAAAACTGCTGTCGGGGAAGATCATATAAAACACTTTATACACTGCATGCCATACCCACTACCTTTTGTAGGATGGATGAGAGAATTAAAAAACAGACCAGTAAAATGGTATAAGCTGGAACAAATACTTAGGAGGGCAATCTAATGGGAGGAGGAGGAGGACAACAACCGCAATACATAAGTAATGATTATGGTGAATCAATGCGTGAGGCATTGACGGCACAAATTGATTTAGCACCAGCACTGTTTAACGCAGAGTCTAATAACGATTATGGTAGACCAGCCTACGCTAGGTTGCAGCAAAACTTAGTTGAAGAAGGATTACTAGGTGAGCGTCAAATGGTTGACAATGAGGGCTACAGAACCGAGTTTCAACAAGGTGCAATGCCAGAGGGCGGCTATCAAGTTACGGACAGTTATCAAGATTTAATCGATACTCACAATCTCCATGCTTTAGTCCAAGGAATGGACGGTGCTGGGGATCCTGCCGAATGGACAGCAGGCATGTCGAGAGAAGCTATAGTTGACACTTGGATGACTGAACATAACCGTAAAGGTGGAAGTCAAGTTAGGCATAGAAAAGTTGGCAATTATGATGCACAAGGGAATTATGTGCAGGGCAAAAATGTAAAAATTTATGATGGTAGAGAGGCAGGAGAACATCGATCTGGTGGAGCCGTTTCTTTATTAGCTGGTGATCAAAAATCACAGTTCATGGATGGCACAAATCGAAAAGCAGGATTTGATGAGGCTGGTAATTTTAAGGGTACATCTGCTTTAGAGCAAGACATGCTCGAGCGAGCAAAAGATCAACAGGCTGGAACAGAGGTTGGATTAGCCAACAAGTATGGTCAAGGACTGACTGACGCATATCGAAATCAAGGTGGAATTAGAGACGCACTTGGATCATATAACTCACTTGGTAATAAAACTTCTGACCACGGTGGACTTAGAAGCACACTTGTGGGACAAGCACAGAGTGACCTAGCAATGGGTGGACAGTTGTCCGATAGGGAGACTAGGAGGGTAGAGCAAGCGTCACGGGCTGCAATGACAGCACGGGGTAGAAGTAGAGATTTTGCTGGTGTTGTTGATGAGGTTTCAGCTAATGATCAACTTAGCCGCCAGCGAGAAAATGAAAGGAGAATGTTTGCGTCACAGACTTTAGGTTTAGCGGATCAAGGTTTAGCTCAAGATCGTGCGTTTGCGGCACAGAGAGTAGGCTTAGAACAGGCAACTAGTGCAGATCCCTTCATGGCTATTACTGGAAGATCATCTGGTGCATCAGTGGGATCTGGACAGTCTCTTTATGGTAATGCGGCAGCAGGAATTAATGCAGGGCCGACTTTGTACAACCCGTCACAAGGTGCTAGTTTTATCGCTAATCAAACTGCTGGATTAAATAATTTTAATGCAAATATGTACGCATCGAATCAGCAAGCAAGGGCAGGAATGTTTGGGGGTGCTATGGGAGCATTAGGAACAATAGGTGCAGCAGCGATTGGATGCTGGGTAGCAAGAGAAGTCTATGGAGTTCATAATCCACGGTGGAAAATATTTAGATACTATGTTTTATTTGTCAGTCCTAATTGGTTTCGTGCAGTTTACCTCAAATACGGTGAAAGGTTTGCCAGATTTATCAAAGATAAGCCAAAATTAAAATCTAGGATTCGTCTATGGATGGACAAGAAAATTAGGGAGAATAAAATATAATGGCCTCACCATATTTCAGTCAGATGAATTTACCCCAGCAAGATTTTAGTGTCTTGCAGAATGCTGGAAAAGCATGGGGGGATGCGTACAAAGAAGTAGGACAAGCTGTTGGTAAAATTGGATCTGCATACTTTGAGGAAAAAGGATTCGAGAAACAAACTTCTGACTTTATGAAAACCGATATGGGGAAGAAATACCTCGAGGGTTTAGGAGTAGAACTTCCAGAAGATCCAAAGGAAGTTACAAAGATGGTAAAGGAAATGATTAAGTCACAAGGTGGCTTTAAGGAAGTCCAAAATAATATGCGGCTTCAACTAGCAGAGAACCGTGCTGCGGAAGCAGAGAGTAGACAGAACTATTTATTTGAGCAGGGAAAAGCCAAGGAAGCAGCCGCATTAGAACATAGCAATAGGATGACTGGATCTACACCAAATCCTGCGTTTGAAGACCATCAGAAAAAACTAAGTAATACTAGAAGTAAAATTTCTGATCTATCTGAAAGGTTGTCTAATAAAGAAATATCAAATGAAGAATATGATAAATCATTTTATGACTATGGTAAGCAGCTTAGTACTTTAACCGAACAGGGTAAGTCGTTAAAAGAAGTTATTCCACTTACTCAATTAGATCCAGATAAATTTCTAGAGGCATATGGTGAAGTAAAAAATCCTTACCTCAACCAATTGAAAATGTCCACCTATCAGCAACTCCTAAGTAGGCGAGATAAGATGCAGCTAGAAGGATTAGACGGGGTAGAAAAAAGGCTAAGAATAAAAAATCTACAAGATGATGAAAAAGCTGCTGCGGCTGCGTCTAGTTTTCTCCCTGCACAAAAAATTGTTTTCAATGATGGGGAAGCTATGCAGCAAGTTCAAACTTTTGCTAATGAAAATAAACTGCAATTAAGTAATGAGCAAATGCAAGCAATGAAAGAACAGGTTACTGTTGCCAGCGTTAAGGATATTAAGTCGCAGAAAAAAGATTACGAAAAAACAAATCGACTAAATGAAGCAGACACAATTATCGAGGCATCGAATGCAATGTTTGCAATGCTTGATACAGTAGGGGCAGACGGTAAATCAGTGCCTTTAACTGACACAATTTCAATTGAAAAATTAGCTCGAATGATCCAGCCAACTGGACTTCTTACCGAGGATGATATCGAAAGAGCAAGTGGATCAAAAGGTATTGTAGATAGGTTTCGTACCGCACTACAGCAAGCCAAAGACGGAACGATTGATGATGATAAAAGAGCAGATCTTAGAATTGCTGGAGAAATATTTAGACAGGAAGCGGCTAAGATTAAAATTGCTGGAACAGAGCAGGGCATCAATGAGATGGCAGGAGGTTATGTTAGTCCTAATGATCCTTACTATCCAGAATTTAAAAAACAAATTCGTGAAAGATTTTACAGTGAGGAATATAAAAATCTTCCAGAAGAACTTTTACCAGAAAACATTCAGTCCAGTGTTCAAGAAGCACAACGGGGTGATCGAGTTGTTGTTCCAGTTGATGGGAAAAAGAAAACCGTTAGAGTTGATCATGTTCTTCCAAATGGAAACAGAGTAGTAACTGTTGATGGTGAGAAAAAGATAATAAGAGCAGATGCACCATTACTTAAAGGATCTTCAAAAAGCGAACCAAAGCCAGAAGAAAAAACTGAAGAGAGATCTGAGGAGGAGACTGATGATCTTACACCATTGCAAAAGTATTTGGGTGACCCATTGACGGTTGACCCTCTTGCTGAAAGTATATTTGAAAAAGCGTTAGATATAAAATCTAATCCAGCTTTTAAGAATGTATTAAAAGGGGACGATTTACTTCCAACGGGATTAGCTAAAAAACAACTAATGAAATTTGGAATGGATAGGGGAATGGCATTTCTGCTCATAGCTATGCGAGACAAGAAAGTAAAGCAGGATACAAAACCAAAGCGTTTCACTAATAAATCTAAGCGTAAAAGAAACTAATGATTGCTCCTAATGATGAACTTCGTGATCCGACTCCAGAGGAATTAGAACAGATTAGAATACTCGATGCGGACGCTGGCATTGATAGTGGTGAAGATGAGGTAATAATTCCAGATTCAGAATTTAGAGTACCATTAAATGATGATGGTGCATACTTTCAAATTGATCCTAAGCTGGTTGAAAAAGAAGCGGAGCAAGAGATGCAGAATCTTGCACATATTGGCACGACACCGCAGGAGCCAACAATGGATGAAATGCTTGGTTTGGATCAAGAAACTGAAGAAGAAGCATTTGAAACTTTTAAATATTTTAAAAAGCAAGGTGCATTTAGTTCCAATGCCAGTGCGGTGGAAATGCTGTACGATGGGGTTGAAATGATTGGTGACAGTATGGGTGAAATGGCAATAACTTTTCCAGAAAGATTTGCAGCAAACTTTGCATTTACAGAGGCTGGAAAAAAAAGAAAAGCTGAATCAGTTGCCACTACACTTCAAATGTATGGTGACATAAAATTAAACTGGGAAGGTTTAGTAAATGGTGCTGATCGATTAATTGAAAGTTTTGGTGCAGATGAAACATCAGATGAGGATTTAAGAAGTTCATATGAATTTTGGAAAAGATTTAATGAAATAGAAAATGAAAGATTAACAATTGCGGCAGACTTAGCAAAGGATAGTTGGCTGGTTTATGGTGGAGATCCAGAAATTAGAAAGATGATTGCTGATGGAGTTGTTGAGCCAAATCGAGAAGCCTCTATGGGTGCCTCTATGGTTGGAGATCCAACTAATTTTATTCCATTTAGTGCTGCTTTTAAAACAAGCGGACAAATAGCAAATAGAGTATTTAGAGGATCGCAAATTGCATTGGTTAAGGACACAAAAAAAATGCTCGTTCAGCAAGCAATTATGCGTCATTCCCTAAAAAAAGGAGCATTAGAAGGCAGCCAAGAAGGGATGCATCAAACGATAAAAGGATTAGATGGATCTATCTTGCGGAATTTAGATAAAATTAAAAGTATGTCTGTCCATCAACGGCAGGCACTTTTAGACTTTACACGAAAACTTCCACGGGGAACAAAATTTAGAACAAGGATAGAAAGAGCTATCAAGGGTGTTCCTGTCAAGGGAGTGTCTAGCTTATTTGGAAAAGCTACTGGTGTTGGAATGATTGCGGCTGGTAAAACTGTTGAGAATGCAGGAAATATTATAAAATTTTTGCAAGATCTTGTACCAGAAACCGCAATTACAATGGCGGTAAAATTGGGCATACCAGAAGAAAAAGCTGTGCAACTTTTTGACCGAGGTTTGGTTCGTCAAATAAGTGGTTACGGGGTTGCTGGTGTAGGATCATATGCAATAACAGATTTCTTAACTGATGACGAAATGCTGGCAATGGTTGCAACTGGAACAGCACTTGGTTTACCACTCTTTGCACGGGCAGGACGAAATACTGCTATTCTGGGCAGGGAAATCATGGAGCCAATGACAGAGTTGCCACTGTTTAAAAGATTACAAGCAAATGGTAAGGAAACAATTACCGATAGAATTATTGATCGAAGTGGATTTGGTGCTACATGGAAATCACTGGCAGAAAAAAGCTACCGTGCTGGTGAGGGAAAAATCAAAAACCGTGCAATGGGAGTGCGTGGATCTTTATCTAGCTCCGCACAAACAACCGTTAACTTTTTAGAAAAAACTAAACTAGCACGAGGTGTAGAGTCGGCTGGCAGGCTGGCAAATCAAACTGGCAAAGGTTCAGCAATTGGTGCCTCATTTGGTTATGTTGCTGGTGGAGGTGGAGAACAGGAAGAGGCAATGTATGCAGGCATGGGTGGAGGCGCTGCATTTGGTGCTGGTGGATATACCATGAGTAAACCTTTCAGAATGATGAAGGGGGCAAGCCCACTCGAGATCAATCAAAGGAGATACGGTAGTCACCAGTACTTTGTTAAGAACTTATTGCCCGAGGGTATGAAAGAAAGTTTTGGCAACATGTCAAAGGAAGTTCAGATTGCATATGCAAATGCCGCTATGTCCTACAAGAATACAGTGTTTAATTTTAAAGCACTGGGCAGGAATGAAAAGGGTGGCAGACAATACACGCATGATGGGGTTAGTTATATTGAAGTTAACACTGATTCTGGCTGGGCTATTGAACCTTTATTGCGTCACGAAATAAGCCACTACCTTGAAGAAACAGGAGGCACTAGAGCATTCAATGATCTACTTTTAGGCAATCCACTTTTAGGGAGAAAAGGAATGTTTACAAGGGTGGACAGTGAAGGAAATCCTGTCTTGAAAAAAGATGGTAAATCATATGAGTCCACTAAAGAATTAGATAACTGGAAATATGAATATGGAAAGTATTTCTTTGAAGAAGGTAAACCCAGAGATCAAGTAATTGCAGCGATCCCAGACGAAGTAATTGCTCGAGAAATTGTTGCAGAACATGGAGCAGATTTTTTCGCTTCAGATAGCAGGAGATACAGAGATTTACATGAGGGTGTTACTGGATCGATTATGAGAGCATTGGTGTCTTCACCCATGTTAAAGAATAGAACCTTATTAAGAAGCATGCTTGCCCGTCTAGGAGGCACATTTAGGGAGGATGGTATCCTAATGTCACCTAATGCTGTGTTTGGAAAGATGCAAAGATTGCCAGCCGTTACTGAATTGATAAGAAAATATAATCGTCAGATTGAAGGTCTTTCAGATGAACAGGTTCAGACAAAATTTCCAAAAGAAGATGGAGATAATGTAATAGATATTACTGGTGCTGAATTTGCTAAAAATCCAGAGCTTATCGAACATTTACGGGCTGGTACTTTTATGAAGGTGGATGAAAATGGAAACATTGTACCCGACACTGCAATGACTCCTGCCCAGCAAAGAAAGTATAATAAAAGTTTAAGTGAGGCAATTCAGTCAGCTATAAAGAAAAGAGATGCTGCGGCTGGTTTAGCTGCTGGACACATTCGTGAAAGAATTAATGAGGACACAGGTGCTATTTCATTTGAGGGTAGATTTATAGACAATGAAATCATTAATGATGTTGCTCAAATGGGTGGCTGGAATAAAGAACAGATTGATCTATTAAGACAACTTAGCTTTGCCACTAAAAATTATGAAAATGAGAAAGGTGGATCTGATTGGTTGGTTAGTTATTTTAAAGCCACTGGAAAAGGTGGAGGGAAATATGTTAATGCTCGAGTCCAGCACCAAGTTCATGTCCCTTATGGTTTCGAGATTAGTCAAAAAGGAAACATTTTAATTAGGACTATTTCAGTCGATGCCCTGCATAAAAATATTGATAAAGTTTTTAAAAAACATGGTGCAGAAATTTCCAGATTATTTGGAACTGAAAACGCAATGGATGTGTTTACTGATAGTATGCACCAGTACCACAAAAATCATGCTGAAGGTAGGAGTGGATGGTTTGGGTTAGATGCTGATAATCAGTTAGCACGGGAAAAAGCTAATTTTATCAACGCAATGTTTGGTAAAAGTAGTAAGTCACATTTAGAACAGAATCCTTGGTTAGACGCATTAGACAGCGGCCCAAAGAGTGGGAAGACAAATCCAATTTATCGGTCTTTGCGTTTGGAGAGAATAGGTAAAGCAGATCAATTGTCTGGAAAAAGGCATGTTGATCCGCACAAGATTGTTAACAATTTAATGCCTAAGTCCAGAGGTAGCAAAGAAGTTTTATCTGACGGTGAACAAATCACTGGCAAAAACATGGGGGCATATATGTACACCCCAGAAGAAAACCTTGGCAGGAATCCAGTTAGACAACCGTCAGAATTTCAAAAACAATTCGATATACAAAAGTTTTCAAAAGGTGGAAAGTTTTTTGATTTAAAAACTGGTGAAGAAATGACTAATAAAACTTATGACGGTATGACAATTGATACTGTCGAAGGAAACCGCCCGAATGCTATTACATCTGATGCACCAGCGACACTGCCAACTGGTCATTCAAGTAAGGTTGGTAAAGATGTAAAAGTAAATATGGTAAACGGGCGGCAGGGTCAGACAAAATTTAAGTGGTGGAAGGGAGATCCTAAAGACAAGAAAATTGACAACTCAAAAGACTGGGATTTTGACAGACAGGCTGGAGAATCTTGGTTAGTTTCAATTGAGTCTACTGGCTTAGAGGGTAATGGTAGAAAGGTTCCAGTGGGCGGCAAGGACACAGATCATGTGTTTGCCAGAAAGCTAACAAATGAAGTGCCTACTAAACTAGCAACTTACCCAAAATCTAAGTCAAATCCTAGAGGTAGACCTACCGCAAAGGGTGAAGTGGTAACTGGTAATGTTATCGGTACAATGAGGATGGGAAAATTTAATCACTTTGTTTACGATGAAGTGAGAGTTGTTCCATTTGGTCAGAAAAATATGCCTAAGAGATCACCAGATCATGGGCTGCTAGGTAATGTAGAAAACGGTGAATTACTCTACAGTAAAACTGGGGATCTTCACATGATGAATCACAGTGAACCAATTAGTGCAGCACCTCGAGGTAACCCTTGGCGATATAATGCAGCAGAGGAAGCAGTTTACTGGTGGGAAGGAATGCCTACAAAGCTAGACAAGGACACTGTAACCGCACATCTTGAACGCAAAGGATATAATGTAAAACGAAACAAAGCACTGGACGCAAATTCGGAAAACTTTGCCCGAGATTATGAATCCGCACATGCTTTCCCATTAAAGCAAATGCCAGCCAAGGAAAAGCCGTTCAAACCAAGGTTACAAAAAGACAGTGTTTTATTAAGAGACGGTACAATTATTGAGGCTTCTGGACTAAGGCCAACATATGATAAGTATGGAAGATCACAGATGGAACGGGCTGGAGACTCACACTCGCAAGCATTATTTAAATGGGTAAGAGAAAACCCAAAAAATAAACTGGCTAAGAAGATTGGCTGGAAAACACAGGAAGAATTTTTTGACTACGAAGGTACTCTGTTTGATAAGATGAACGAGGGGATGAAGCAGGGATTACTTGTTCGCATAACAAATGATCCAGACGGTTCAATTATAGTTAATGGAAAGGATTCTGCTTTTACACCAGAAGTAAAAAGAATCTTAGACGAGGAAGGAATTTTTAGGGAGAAAGATATACTCTTTGAAGATGCTGATTCTAATAAAATAACAGACTATTATAAGGTGCCAGAAATGGAAAAACCTAAAAAAGGTTTCTTCAGTATTTTTGGGAGAAACATGCCGCCAAAGATTGAAGCTGAACCTCAAGTTTTTACTAAAAAAGTCAAAATGTTGAGTGATGCTCTTAAAGAAAAAAATATACAAAAGAGAATTACTAAAGGTTGGGAAGCTGTTGCAAGTTCACACAAATCATTTAAGGTTCCTTTTACTTTTTCTAAAGATATTTCTAAAATCACCCAGCAGGCATCTGGTGGAAAAATTAAAGTAATACCTTACAAGGATGCTGACAATACAGGTTTTCATTTAGTCTCAAAAAGCATGGCAGAAGATGTGAAAAAAGCATTAAATGACCCAAATGCAGATGATTATCATAATTCGCCAGAGTCAATATTCGCATATCATAGTCCACTAGATGTTGATCCAAATGGTCGTAGTATCCTGCATGTAGATTCTTCGCAAGCACCAGAACAGGGTAAAGGGTTTGGTTTTACTGCATATCAAATCTTACTAGATTATGCTGCTGCTAATGACTTGGTATATAAGCCAAGTGCTTTATCTTATATTAATCAATTGCGATCACTTTCTGCAATGCTTTCAAGTGCATTAAAGCATAAATCGACTAAGCACTTGAAACCAAATGTTGATAATGGATTTCTTAAAGGAGATATCGAAGCATTTGGAAAAAATTACGAAAATGATTTGGCCATGTTAGCTATATCAGAAATGAATATGGTTAGAGATAGATTCAAAGAAATTGACGATTTTGATTACAATTTTAAAACAGGTAAATTTTTTGAAATATATTCTGATAAGGGTAGAAATAAACCTATTACGAATAAAAGATTGCAGGAGCGATTAATGGCCGATGATCGAATTGATGGAACTAACCCAGCAGAAGATGGAGTTGGCCTTGCAACTGCAAAGAGGGCAATCATTACAAATAAACTTTTCCTTGCACAAGTTAAAGACCAAGGACTGGTAACTGATAAATCTTTTAGCACTGGTAATCTCAATAATATATTATACATGCCGCCAACATCTAAAGCATTCAAGGGTTGGTTTGGTGAATCAAAGGTAGTGGATGAAAAAGGCAAACCACTAGTTGTTTATCATGGTACTGACACCCAATTTAATATTTTTAATGATGGACGAAGTTTAGGCCCACACTTCGGAAACATTGATCAAGCCAATGACATTGTATCTGGAAAAAAGAATGCAAATATAAAACCAGTTTACTTATCGATAGAAAATCCATTGAGATTAGTTGATGCTGGTAATGACAATGCAAATTCATTTATTCAACAGTTAAGTGGAATTCTTAGTAGAGCAGAAATTGATCGATTGTACAAACTTGCCCCAGATTCTGAAGCGATAGAAATTAAGTATGGTAGCGGAAGTAAGTTTGATGATGTATATAGAGAAACGAATAGAAAAGCGTTACTTGAAGTAAAAAAATCTTTAATCTCAAAAGGATACGATGGAATAGTTTACAAGAACGAACATGAGGGAAAACAAAGCAAGTTAAACCCAGATTCATATATAGCTTTTTCTCCAAAACAAATAAAGTCTGCTACAGGCAACAAAGGTACATTTGATTCTAGTAATCCAGACATCAGATACATGCCGCCAAAGAAAACATTTGATGCGGTAGACCCCGATGTTATTAGAGACCTCGAAGGCAAAAAAGACCAAGTTCAGAATAAACTGACAATGGCCGATTACGGTGAGAACCCGTACATTGATTCTGTCGCATTGCCTAGTCGTATGGGAGTTATCAATCAAAAGGTTAGTGGCATGTTTAAAAGTTACGATGATGTTGTGCAACTGATTGAAAAATTAGCTGACAAAGTAGAATACTACATGGATAAATATCCAGACTTTGCGGCAAGAACTGCATCTTTTTATAGTGACATGGGACGAACTGCATTCGACATGGCAAAGTATGTTCCTATGACGGGTAGGGATAGATTTGACATTGCAGATCTACAGCTTCGATTCTTAGCACTGGGATCTCCAAGAAGTGCAGTAGCAGCTAACATGACAAAGTCTGCCCGATCAATAATGGGTCACATGACTGGCATCTCTGGACACAAGATTAATCCTGTGGATCAGCAAATAGCTGCACAGGTTACAGCATTAGATTGGAAATCTGGTAAACACTTTGAAGTGTTAGATCCCGACAGAAAAGGAGCCAGTGACAAGGTAAGAAATTTTTACCTTAACGGGCTTGCAGAATTAATTGAAATAGCCAAGACAGAAGGTACGCAGAAAGATGTAGATAGGCTACTTAAACGGGCTGCAATTACACTGGATGTTATCAAGCCAAGTCAAAATTTAAATGCCGTAACATCAGTCAAACTACAAAAACTTTTGGACGGGCTGGCAACGGTAGACATGTGGGATATGGCAGCAAAGGAATATGCTCATCCAGCTTATGTAATTAAGAAGGGTAGGCCAACCGCCAATGCTAAACCATTTCTCTGGTCAATACCAAAGCACCGAGTAATAGGAAAGATGGTGCTTAGTGGAAACAGTAGCTGGAAAAAAGCATTAAAAGAAACAGGCATAGATAGTGCGGCAGAATTAAATTTTCAGCAGGCAAATTCATTCCAAATTGATGGTAAAAATAATTGGAATGAAACTTCTTGGAATAAAAGGAGTAAAGAGGGATTTGATGAGAACACAGAGTGGTCATATTATACACTCGCAGATGAAGGTGGATTGACCCCACAGGGTGGAGGGCCATTGTATGATGCCCATCAAACTGTTGATGGTTTGATTGCAGACACTTTGAATCGCAGGGGACATGCCAGTTTTTTCGGTAAAGATAAATTGCTTGCTAGGAATGCACAGGAAATATTGTGGGCATTAACTAAATTTGAAAACCCACTAGAAAGTAATCAAAAACTAGTTCTTTTCGGTGATCGATTTAAGCACTTTCAAGAGGCAATGGTTGGTATTCGGAGTAAGGGGATTGGTGTATCAAATCATCGTGTTCTAGGTCGCAAAGGAGCCAGTAAAGAGGCACAGGGAATCATTGGTGCTATACTTGACACTTACAATAAAACATCTGACCAGAAATTTCCATTTGAAGTCGATACATTTGGCACATCTAAGAATGCAAAATCTGTGCAGGGAAAAATTAATGAACTGGGTAAAGGCAATCGGGATGACGGTGTTATGGAACTTACCAGTGTTGTTGCTGACGGGCTGGGTGATAGCGTACAAAGGATCGCAGATCAGTACGGGCAGGAATTAGTGGTTCAAGATGTAACTCAAGGTTTTGGTGGATATACTGAAAATGGAGTGCCAGCAGTTACACCTAATATTTCTATGACAATGAGGGGAGATCCTGCTGTAGTGAAGCAAGTGATGATGGAAGTTTCATCTGCACTAGACCAAGCTGATGGAAATGTTTTTAGGCAGCCAACTATTCTTGAACTTAATGATCCAAGAATGCAATTTAATGAAGCTGTAAGTTTTGATGTTTCAACTTTAGATAAGACTGCACAAGCTAATTTCTTTAATGATTTGAGCCAGCTAGTCGATGGTGATGGTGATGCATTTTTGACTGGGTTTACTGGCACTAGTGACGGGATGTTTATTGCTGATCAATATTATAAATCTAATCGCTTGCACAGTGAGGTTAACAATAATCTTCCTGCCATCCAAAAGATAATGGCCAAGCATAAAATCTCAGACATGAATGCCCATAAGCTGGTAGCTGAAACATTTTCTCGAGATGATAAAGTTGGTAAGAGATCCAGTTTCCAACGGTCAATAAATAATTTGGTAAGAAATAAAGTAAGAAATGCACAGGGTAGAAAATCAAAAGATTTACCGAGGGTAGGGTCACCTCTACAAAGAGTTATTGATCAGATGCACAGTGCTAATAACCGTGAGTTGTCCAGTAAGGAAATCACTGACATTAGTGCTAGGTTAGCAAGTGACTTAGACTTACTTTTAATCGAAGGAAAAATTTCTGAAGACTCGAATGCTGGTCACAAAGAAATGATCAAAGAGGTGCTTGGTAAGAAGAAGGGTAAGAAATTTGATACACCCAGAAAGCTGGAAAAAAGGCAGCTTGAAAAACTCGATAGTCCAAAGACTACTTTAAAGGATAAGAAAGCAACATTGTGGAACATGCGTCCAAATCAAGAAAGTGGATCTGGTTATTTTAAGCCAAAACAATTTGAGAATAAGGCTAAGAAAATAAGTGGTGGAAAAGGAATTGATTTACTTGGAAAGGAAACAAGAAAAACATTCAAATCAAAAAATACTTATTTTACATCACCCACACAAAGTGGTAGAGTAAGTAAATGAGTGACTTACAAGATATAATTAGAAAAAAACTCCAGAAGGACGGGTTTACTACTGACAGTGAAATTTTTAAGGATGACAGAGATGTTATTGCTGGATTTGATATTATAAAAAATTTACCAGATACACCAACGGAAGAACAGGAAATTGAAATTGAGGAGAATAAGGAATGAGTGAGGAAGAAATTGTTGAAGAAGAAATTAAAGAATCATCTACCGAGGAACAGGTTGAAGAAACCCAGCCGCAAGCTGAAGTCCGCAATAACATTGCAGTGCAGGGGAATAACCCCCTCGCTCGCTAGAGCATAAACTTTATGACACAGACCTAAACCTTTTTTCTTGCATCTTGCTAATTGTCTCCCTATAAGTAAGAGCATGAACAACTACACAATATTAGAACTAAAAGATTACTCACTTAAATTTAAATGCGAGAGTTACACTCCAAATATTATCTGCCTCTACAAGGAAGGTAACTTTGTCGGATCAGTCAGAAGGCATATCCTAAGAGATGGTTCAAACAATTATACCATCCACCATGACTTAGAAGGATACAGGCATTCGCTCGATTCCAGTTATACTTTGCAAGATGCAAAAAACCACCTTGTTCAATTTCACATTAAGAATTACGAGAAATAAGGAGACTAACCGAATGAAACTTACATCAGACCAAATTTCAGACATTCCATATGTCTTATTCATTAACGACAAAGGCCAAGGCTGGACACTTAATCGCCAGTATAAATTACAGTATTCTAATATCGGTGACTGGGACGGTTTAAAGAGAACTGTCCTCAAAGGGCTGCTGCCATTGGCTAAGAAAGTTGAGCAGGGCTACCCTATATGTGACCGTGAGGCTACACCATCATGGGTGAATAGGCACAAGGTAGGAAAGCAAGGCCATGAATACAAAACCTACTGGTTTGACCAGTTGGATAAAAAAGTGCAGGAAGCATATTACATCCCATTTATTAATGTAGGTGTTACTTACCACTTTGATAAAGCTGGCAATATTGTAGAGGAATTAAAAGTTCGCAAAGCAGCACAAAGAGCAGAGATTACCGAGAATCACCGCAAAGAGTTTGGTATAAGGAAACCATTCTTTTCTGACGGTTCCATTCGATTCTACTTAGACTCAAGCCTCAAATCCAATGAAGATATTGTTCGTCAATGGAACGATGGCTGGTGGACTACTGAAAGGTTTACCAAAAAAGAATTAGATAGAGTCATTGAAGATATTATCAAACACTTGAAACAAGAAAACACTAAGGGTGTATTTCATATTCACTTAGAAGGTCAGTACACTACTTGCACTTCATTTGAGGATGCCGAGGCTAGCCTCTATGAACCTTGGGGAGATCACTTTTCTGTTAACCACATTGTCACAATTGTCCTCTGATATTTTATGACACAGCATTTACTTGCTATTTGTATCCCAATATATAAGATTACCAACATGAACGAAAACGAAATATTCGATATCCAACAATCGCAATTATTGAATGAAATTAAAAAGATTCAGTTTATTGCGGACAACGCAGAGCAAATTCAAAAGAATTTATTCACTCAAGTATTTGAGGTAAATAAAAAATATTTGGCTCAAGAAAATAAAGATCCATCACAAATATTTAGGGGTGATGACTTTCGCAATTGGATTGACTGGTATTGCCGAAATCAAACAGAGAGAGGAAATAAATAATGAGCATTGTTATTACAGAAAAATTAGCCGAAGATATCAAAGTTGGTGATCTTGTCAGATCAGAAAACCAAATATCATTTCAGAAAGCTAACCGCATTGAAAAAGCTGGTGGCCGAGTCGATTTGTGGTTTGATAAAAACATTATTGGTGGCAGGAAATTTGGTGTAAATTCATCCACCTTGTGGTCAGATGAACCAGTAGAAATTAAGGAAACTAAATAAGTCTTGACACTATCCCAATAGGCTCTTTATAACTCAATTACAACATCAATGAATCAGAGGAAATCCAGTCATATTAGCGGACTGGGGACTGCAAATCCCTTATGCGTGAGTTCGATTCTCACCCGCGCCTCCAATTTTACGCAAGATAATACTTTGTGTAATATTGGACAGGATGTGTATGAATTTCGATACACTAAAAATTTAAACAGCAACGATGTTGCAGGATTGCACAAACTTGTCCTTAATTTGCCTCAAGTGGATATACCCATCACCATTCGTGATAAGGGTAAATATATAACGATCAAGTTCGAGTATAAAGGTCACAGGCACACTACCCGTTTAAACAGCACCTTTTCAGAGCTTTCTGGGAATGATATATTTATTCAAGTCACTAAGATAATTAATGAGATTGATGGCGATATCACTCTCGGCTTGCTTTTGGACTTTTACCTTGAGAAGGGAACTGGTTCGTTAACCACTCGTAAGAAAAATGCAGCAAATGCAAAGGATTATTTGAAACGGGATGGAATTTCATTGGATGAAAAAATATCGATTTTAGCAAACACCGATGAAGAGGGTCGCACTTTGCCCGAAAGATGGCAGGAGTTGTATAATTTACCTCACAAATTAAGACAGGTGCGATCTATATTTGGTCGCAAAAATCTTTTGTTGTTCAAGCGCGAAGGCTGGGATACTAAATGTTTTGGGAATTTTCTTTCTTTTATTCCAGAGACTAGTGTATCCCAGCCTTTTTCTACTTCTGATTTAGAGGTTGATCACATCATTAACTTTTTTAATGAGGCTAAAGAGGAGCATCCCGTGTTTTATGATATTTACTTACTTGCATTTGGGTGCGGTTTACGAAAATCAGAAATCTATCAAATAAAATATGAAGATTTTACTATCTTTAATAACCAGCATTTTTTACTGCTTCCATTCGCCACTAAACGAACAAAACTAAAGCAGTTAAATGGATATGTCGAAAAAGTGCCTGTTTCTAAACAGGTATACGATCACTTTACAAACAAACAAACAAACCAAACTGATAACCTAATTTTAGGTGGAAATCGATTACATAAAAGATTTATTCAGTTTTTAAAAAACGAAGTCGGAATTAAGGAAAATAAAGCCTGTCACCGTCTTCGCAAAATACTTGGTGCTAGGTTGGCAACTAAGCATGGAATTTACCATGCTTCAAAGCAGCTAAGGAACTCAGTGGGAGTCTGTGAGAAATACTACTCAGATCTGACTACCCATAAGAACGAGTTAACGGTGTAGTGGAAAGGATGGGGTAAAGAAATAGGCATACATGTAAAATCAGAGGAAAGCACTGCGTCCGAATTGTTAACCAAGGTTTCAATTTCGGTTAACAATCTAAAGATTGCAGTGACTCAAGATAACCACATTGAGATAGCAACTAATGGAGTTTGGAAGGGTAAAACCGAAGACTTCATTGATGCACTCGAGGAACTTTTAAGGGATCTCAATGGGGAAGATTAATTCAAAGCAAAAAGGCGCTCGTTTTGAACGCACTGTATCCAAGATATTGAATGATGCTGGATACACTGCTAGACGGGGACAGCAATTCTGTGGAGCCAATGGTGACGCTGATGTTATAGCACCAGATTTTCCCTTTCATTTGGAGTGTAAGCATGTTGAAAAGCTGAACCTCTACAGTGCCATGACTCAAGCGATTGCGGACGCAAAAAAGGCAGAAAAGCCCCCGTGCGTTGTACATAAAAAAAACCACAGCGAAGAACTATTTACATGCAGATTAGATGATCTGCTTGAACTACTAACAACATTAGAAAAATGAATGAAGAAACTAATCAAATTATCACGCCTGCTCCAGCGTCTGTTTTCGCTGGTCTGGCGGCTTGTCAAACGGAGTTATCCAATCCTGCGAAGGACTCACAGGGTTACGGGTACAAATATTCCACGCTGGATCAGATCCTTACGCTCGTAAAGCCAGTACTGGCGAAATACAAGCTGGGCTTTTATCAAACTCCAGTAGGTGAAATTGAGAACGAAAGTCTTAAAATTAAAACCTGTCTATTTCATGCAAGTGGACAGTTTATTGAGACTGAATTTTCTCTGCCGATAAAGTTTGGCAGCAATCCAGTACAAGATTTTGGTGCTGCCCTCACATATGGTAAAAGGTATGCCTTACTTGGCTTGCTTTCAATTTTTCCCGAGGACGAAGATACAGACGGTGTTGGGTCTAAAGAGGTGAAGAAAAAACCATCTCCCCAAAAGAAAAAAGTTGCATCAAAAGCAACTTCAAAGAATCCAATACGAGATCCTAAATTAGTTGATGCTGTCGAGAAAAGATTGGATGCACTCGAGATTGTCGATTGGGCAGAGGGTACTGGTTTTATTCCACACAAAACTGCGGAGCCAAACTTGACTCGTTTTCTAGCATTCACCGATGAGGAATTGTTAACAAAAGTTAAAGACTGGGAATCAAAGAAGGAGGGTGCAGCATGATTGGTAATAAGATGGTTGGACACAATATCATTAATTTTGATTTACCATATTTAAATCAATCAACTGCAATGCACTGTGCTAAAGGTCACAAAATATTGCAGCCAGATCAGAAGGGATATTGGAATAATGTTTTCTTTGATACCATGAAATGGTGGCAGGCTGGTAACCGCCAAAACTTAATATCTCTTGACCGTTTGTCGAAAGCATTTGGTCATAAAGGTAAAAACGGCAGCGGCAAGCACTTCCATGCACTGTCAAGGGCAGAACAGGAGGACTACTTAGAAAATGACCTACGGGCTACAGCAGCCGTATTTAACGGTATTAATCAAGCTGAGTCTATCTGTGAAAGCTGGACGGTTTTTGATATCGAAACCGCACCAAGATCAATTGAATATATTCAGTCGGTTATTCCAGAGTTTGATCCTGCTACGGTTAAGACTGGTAATCTTAAAGATCCCGATAAGATCTTACAGAAGATCGATGACGCTCGAGAAAATCATCTGGACAGCGTTTTAGACAAAGCAGGGTTACATGCAGATTATTCAGTTCCCGTAGCAATTGGCTACTTAGATAGCACTGGGAATATGAAGCTGGATTTCGGTAGTCCAAAAGATTTGGTCACCTCATTTTGGGAGATAGCTGGCGAAGTCTGGTTATCTGATTACGAACAAACAAAACTAAAGAACAATAGCTAATTATGAAATCTACAATAAAGGGTGTTTACACCCACTCAACAGACGGTGAAGAATATGTCACCAAAAACGGTAATCTCTACATTAAGGTACTCTTACAGACTCAAGATGCAGTTGGTATTTATGAGAGTTTTTTCCTCACTCCAAAAGCACACTGGAAGATTAATGCATTATTTGATGCGGCTGGACTTTCAGCACCATCAGCAACTAGCGTAAGTGCCGCTGATTTCAATGAATTAATCGGGCAGGATCTCGAGGTTGCAGTTGGTAAAAATGAGGGTGGCTACACTTGTGTTAAAAAGTTCTACCCGAAGGCGAAAGCGGAAGATATTGAGGTCAAGGACAATGGCACCGATGCGTCACAGGAAGTGCAAGACCAAATTGATGCAGAGTTATCACCAGATGATGACGATGATGTTCCTTTCTGAGGATTTTAAAAGTGTCACAGGATAAAGAATATACGATAACGATTCGCCTGCCAAAAGTGCAGGAGGAATATGTCAAATTGATGAACGAAACTTACGGGTTCTCATGCAACAATTTAGTCAAAATGGCACTCCTCCTGCACCAGACACAATTTGGACAACAAACTCAAAGTGGTATCAATCTGATACCGTCCACAGTATCAAATCAACAGAAACCGAAAAAACCAAAACGGTATCAAACTGATACTGGTGATGATACCAAAAACACTGATCCCTCGCGCGCGCCTTCAATCATATCTAATTTTAATAAAACATATAGTATTATTAATAATGTAATTATCTTTTTAAATAAAGAGACTGAAGATGCATGGTTATCTTTTAAGAAATATCGAAAAGAAATTAAGAAACCATTTACGAAAACAAGTGAGGTGTTTCAACAGCGATATATTGATCGTGTTTTAAAGCATGAATCAGAACAGCAACTAGTCGAACGGTGGCACAATTCAATTAGAAATAATTGGAACGGGTTTATTTTTCCAAATGAGGTCTTAGGGGATGAGACTAACAACAATGAACAATATTCAGAGGAGGACTTATAATGCAACAGATTGGTCAATCAATACCACAGGTCACCCAAGTCGATTACGATGACATTGTGGTGCCTTGTAGGGAGTGTAATGTGGATGTACCGTACAAGTCATCAGTGCTGGCATTCTTTGGTAACGATAAAAGGATAGTTGTCTGTGATGATTGCTGTGAAAAAGCAACACAGGAACACAGTGATGAATTGAAAGTAAAGCCAGTGCTTGGTTCAATTGAATTAATGATACCATCATTCTATTTGGAGACTGATTTTAATCAGCTACCTAAATCAGCTAGGGATATCTGGCGATATGGATATAAGGATTCGCCACCCATTCAAAACTGGTCACTTAGTTCACTAAGAGGGATCTATATAATCGGAGCCAGTAGAACAGGTAAAACCAGAACTTTATGCACTTTATTGAGGAAATTGCATGAGGATGCTATTGCATTCAAGTTATTTCAAGCTGGACAGTTCCATGCCGCACTAGTGGATGCAAAGAGATCCAATTTTTATACACGGTGGATTACTGAACAGGTTACGGTGCCAGTGCTGGCGATAGATGACTTGTTTGCTGAAAAGATTACCGAGACTATTCAAGCAGGACTATTTGAAATTATAGAGCAACGCATGGCTCGTAAATTACCTGTTCTGATCACCACTCAAGTGAAGAAGTCAGATGCGATTAAACAGTTTATTGATCCGAGAAGAGGTGAGGCATTATTAAATCGATTACGGGAGTCATGTGATCCCTATGTCACAAATAAGGAGGAAGTATGAACGGTTGGCAAAATTATGTAGATTTAGGATTTATCCTAATCATTCTAATTACAATAATGCTGGTTAGCTACTTTGTGTTGTAATGGCAGGAAGACCAAAAATAACCCAGCGGAAGATGGAAAACATGGGACTTGGTAAACTATCCAAGTTTGTCACTGATCAAGTGGAACGAACTATAGAAGAAAAGCACCCATTAGAGTTAGATAAGAAAGATAATGAAACACTTGATGCAATAGCAATATTGAGTCCAGAAGAATACAGAAGTTTTACACTTAGAAATCTTAAACTACTTCAAACGAAAATAACTCTAGCAACAATTAATGCTGTTCCTTCCATTCCCGAAAGAAACCTACCTTATGCAGGCAAACTGGTAGATGAGCAAATTGCCAGATTGGAGGGAAATTCAGTGACCAAGGTAGAGCAAAAAAGAGCAATACTTAACACGAATGAGGAATATGAGGAGTTCTTAACCACACACTTAGAAGATGAGGTAAATGATGACAAATAAAGAGTTAATTCAAGTACAACATAACTGGGATCAACAGGCACATCATATCACTAAACAAGATATGATCGATGTTCAAAATGGATACCAAAGATTTTGGGAACGAACACAAATCAGTGAGAATATTGGGACTAGAAAGAATCCAGTATTTATTCGCACGAATATTCCACGAGTGAAACCTTGGGCAGGATCTGTTTATGCATTCTAGAGAGCAGGCAGAAGAAGCGTTAAGCATATTGTTATCACAGATAGGTAATGCCCGTATTCGTGAAATGCATTCAAAGAAGCTCAAGGCATATCTAGGCTACTTGCATAAAAGGATAGAGTTAGCTGATCGCATAATAGCCAAAGAAGACTGGTCAAAGGTAGATGATCATATTCAAGCATTAGCTAAATTATGGGATGAGCAGGACGCTAAATGTCCACCACATAATCACCTATGAAGGATAGTGTTATCAAATTAACATCAGAGTTTGATTCAGCAATCATTGGAATATCATTTGAAGACCAATGTGTCATTTACTCAGCAGAAAGGATTGTAGAGGTACTTGTAATCACTCAAAAACTTTCTGTAGATGATGCACTAGAGCATTTCTGCCATAATATGGGTGATTCAAAAGGGAAAGGATTACCAAGGTATGTTTGGACTGATGAACTGGATGATTTGATGGATAAGGAGGCACAATGAAAATCGGTTGCATATATTCCACGGGCTGCCTCCCCTCGCGCGCGTGTAGGACGAGAAGCATGAGATCTGCACCCGTTTTTGATGTAAATTCATGCACTACCTCCGCAATCCCAGTGTTTATCGGGGTGAATAGAGGATTAATTGTCCCCAGTCACTCGAGAATAGAGGGTCGGGGGGGTCGGGGGGGAGGCACCTCAAAAATCTCAGACCGATTACCATAGAGAAAAATTTTAAAATAATGAACATTGAAGAATATGAAGTAAGGGACTTTGCATCCTGCATAAAAAAACATCTCCCCGAGAGTGAGGTTAAGTTGCTGGACTTACGATATGACAAGGATCTCACCTACATAGAAATAGGCAGAGAATATGGAGTTGGTGGCACAAGGATTAGACAAGCTATAGACGAGATATTAAAGACCTGTCGATTGATAGCTAGAAGGCTGGATAAAGGTTTACCCGTAATTGTGGAGCCATCTTTAGTGAGGGGCAATCTATGCGATGGTAAATTAACTAAAGCACAAGCTGCTACGAGGAAGAGAATGAATAAGCTCTATCGGAAACAGGTTCGAGATCAGAAAAGAAAGAAACCGAAAAAAAGAAATAAAAAAGGGTTTATGGAATTTGCCAGTTATGAGGATTTCTTAAACCAGCGTGAAGTGGAGAGAAAATTTAGGGAAACCCATGAAGTAAGAGAGTACCTCGATTTGGATGGATATAAGTTTGCAGCATGGGTTCCTAAAGATGCGAGTGCGGAGGAGGGAATTGATATTGCGATGAGTGGGACACTTTTTTTCAACGCAGGATTACGAACTAAAATAAAAAAATATTATGGAAACATCTAGTTTTATACCAAGGGAAAATAAGGAGACATTACGAATGGAAGGATTATTAAAAAATCGGGTTGAAGGGAAATGGAAAGTAAAAATGGCAAAGCTGCCAACTAATTACAGTTTGGATTTTAGTGTAATTAAGGACGGTAGAGTTATCGGTTTAGCGGAAGCAAAATGTCGAACAGTATCATTTGATACTTATCCTACTTACATGATCAGCTTGAAAAAGTGGAATGCGATGCGTCAATTTCAAGCCAGTTCAAATCTAAAGGTATTATTGATCGTTGGATTTACTGACGGTGATTACTGGGTTGATATTTCTACGGTTGGTGAATTTAGCAGCAAGATGGGCGGCAGGAGTGACCGTGATTGGACAGTTGATACTGAACCATGTGTTTACTTTAAGAATAAATATTTTAAAGAACTGAAATGAAGACAGAAAAGGAATTAGCGGAAGAACTTGGCATTGATAGGAAACTATTAGCAGGGTGGAGAAAGGACGGGACATTTTCGACTAGTAGTACGGTGAAGGTTGCTAATCAAATTGTTTACCATGAGGAAGGTGAGCATGAGGTGAGGAATTTTCTTCAACGGGAATTACTGACTGGGGAATTGAGTGAACCTAAACCGCCACCCGATGAACCGCAGGAATTAGTAATTACAAAGTTACCACTTAATCCGAGACTGGTTATGTGCGGAGAAAAAAGGGTACGGGTGAGGGATAATAAGAATTTTTTAATTGGGATGAAACTACAAGCTAGACCTCCTGTGACTGATTCACAGGTTTGGGTAATGCTTGGTAGATGCCCTAGATGGAGAGGAAGATACTAATGAGTAGAGAAAGTGAAAATATTGTTCGCCAGTGGGAAGAGCAAAAGCAAATGGAAAAACAAAACAGTCAATTAGAGAAATTGATTTTGAAAGTTGTTAAGGCTCCAGTTCAAAATAAAAAACCATCACCGAAAAAGAAAAAATGATTCAACCTACACCGCACCCTTATTATCGATTGCCAACCAGACAGGAGGCGAGAAAGATGGGAGTGGAAAAACTCGAGAGTTTTCTATTGCAACGGGAGGAGTTAATTAAGCAATCCAAAGATGATCCTTTTCATAATGGAATTGAGCCACCTCATTGGAAAATGGCAGATGATGAATTTGCGAAAACAGATGAGATCTTGGTTTTGGGCGGAAATCGTTCTGGAAAGAGCAGTTGGGCTGCGAAGAGGGTAGTTAAGTTAATTAATGATATCCCCGAGGCTAATGTCCTGTGCATGCATACAACGGCAAGCACAAGCGTAGAACAGCAACAGCAATATATCTGGGATAATATACCGAGTGAGTGGAAAATAGCTAAAAAGGGGAAGGTCACAAATATGACTTTTTCTAAAAAGGGCGGTTTTACGGAATCTTGCTGTGTTGCACCAAATGGTAGTCGCATCTTTTTTCGTAATTACTCCCAGAACTTGGATTCTGGTATCTTGGAAGGATCAGAATGGGATCTCTGTTGGCTGGATGAGCTTTGCGGTTTAGACCATGTCCAGAGCTTGCGTTTTAGACTCGTGACCCGTGCTAAAAAACCAGCACCAGATTATCCCAGTGGTTACCCTTGGAGGGGAATGATGATTACTTTTACACCTGTGACTGGATATACACCTACAGTACGGGAATATTTGCAGGGTGCGACAACAGTAAAGTCAGATTGGGCAGACCCAGACCTAATTGAGAGAGAAAAAGTGCCAATTATCCAGCAACCAATAAAGGAAAACAGTCGAGTTGTTTATTTTTGGTCAGAATGGAACAAATTTAATGATTATAAGCAGTTAAAGCGGACGGTACGGGCAGATCCAAAGACAAAAATCTTAATGCGGTGTTATGGATTGCCGAAAAAAGTGCAGTCTGGTCAATTTCCCCGTTTTTCGGAGCATAACTTAGTGGATGATGACCAAATTCCCGAAGAAGGCACAAATTATATGGTTGTAGACCCGTCTCACGGCAAAAACTGGGTTATGATCTGGATACGGGTGGCTAAAGATGGAAAATGTTACATTTATCGGGAATGGCCGAGTCAAGTTAAGCCAGTTAAGGGATTTGGCTATTTAGGAGAATGGGCGGTATCTGGAAAGAAGATTGATGGAGATAAAGGCCCAGCACAAGATCCACTGGGATTTTCATTAAATCGATACAAGGAAACCATTGAAGAACTCGAGGGTGATGAAAAAATCTTTTTAAGAATAATGGATAGTCGATTTGGATCTGCTCCTACACCGACAAAGTCTGGAGTGACTACCCTTATTGATCAGATGGCCGACTTAGGTCTACATTTTGAGCCAAGTATCGGGGTGAGAATCGAAGAAGGTGTTACTATGATTAATGATTTACTCGACTGGGATGAAGATGAAGATATGACAGCAATTAATTGCCCAAGGTTATATGTCCATAAAGACTGTAAAAACATGCGGTTTGCACTGGCTACATGGACAGGAATGGACGGTAAGCACGGTGCGAGCAAAGATTTCATAGACGCTGCCCGTTATTTTTGCCTAAGTGGCCCCACTTTCTTAGACGCTGATTCTGCTATATTGGATTCTGGAGGTACTTATTGAAGATCCGATTAAAAATTTTGTTCACCAAATCCCGTCCGCATAAGCAGAAGAACAAGGTACTTCCAAGAAAGCGTAAGCACAAAAAGAAATTTATGACACAGGATTAAATGTTTAATCTTGCTTTATGTATCCCGATAAGTAAATTGGTAAACATGAACAACGAATACGACTTCTACACAATTTCTTATCAATGTGAACGCAAGGGTGCTTTTAACAAAGCATTAAAAAGTGAAGGATGGGATGGTCGCTATGAAGTAGACAAGTGCTTTGACGGTTATCGTGCATATGGCACTTATTACCCTACAACTTATCCTAAGTTTGTATACAAAGGTAATGTTGCTTTTTACAATATCCCAGAAAGAGAAATCGCTGAAAAGCATCTCAATCGCTTAAATTCTACTTACGGCACTGACAAAGACCCAAGGCCATTTGTCTTAAAATACATCGTAAGAGATTAATTTTATGAAACACAAAATAATACATTTATCACCAGACGAATGTCTGCAACTAAAACGAGGGGAGAGTATCCGAGTCCAGTTTAAGGATTATATTTTAGTCTTATCTGGCACAAAAAGGGAGAAAATTAAAAAATTATGAGTAGAATAAAATTAAATCAAGATTGGTCTGTTCCTACTGGGCTTTCACGAGAAGCCCGTAAGCTGGCTTTTGCAATCAGAGAATTAGCAAGACAGTTTAACTGGAAGACGGGCGGCCAAAAAGTTTTCTGGTCACCAAAGGAGTGGACAGCAAAGGGTGAGAAATATGGCAAGGGTGCTGAACTGGTTATTCTCCATGAGGGTGGCGATCATGCCCCGTTTTTCTCACTGGATCATGCTTCTTATGATCGAAGGCCGTATGTCGATTTTGAGTTTACGATAGCATTCTTAAAAAAGCACGGTTTCTGGGCGGAAGGTTTATACACTTGGTCAACTGCAATATATAAAAATGAAAACAATATCTAAAGAAAATGCCCAAGCACTTTGGGACTGGAAAGGTGATAAAGAGTTTTCTGAAACCAGAGAGCGAATCTTAAACACCAAAAAGAAAATTCAGCGGCTGGCAAATAAGTGTCAATCTGGAAAAGGTGATACTTTAAAGCAGCTTGAAGCAATTAATGTTCTTAGTGGGGATCTAGCAATAGAGATCCGATATCTAAAGGAAATTAGAGGCATTAAAGATATTGCAACTTTATGACACTGTTATCACTTGCTTAATGTCTCCCAATATATAAGATTATAACCATGACTACTGATACTACTTATCGCAATCCGCTCGAATGCCCGTACAAATGGAAAACAGGCTGGCCAGAGGGTGTATTTATTGGCTGCAACGGTAATGAGATACCGAGCAAAATTGGCGGCAAATGGTACATCTATGTTTGGATACCCGTTTCGAGATCCCATGAGTATTACTGTTTTGAAGATGACTTGTTCTATTCGGACAGTCACTTCGAGAACCACATCCGAAACCTATGAACCTATACGATCACCTTATTCTTATCTGCCCTGCAATTGCAGTGGCTACTTTTTTATACCATTTAACCAAGGAATTATTATCCAAATGAAAATTACATTACATCACCAAAAGTTCATTCTCAAAACAGGCACTAAAACTGTGTATGAACTTAATTCTGAAGAAACTAAAGCAGTTACACTCGAGCAGCACAAGAATGCAGTAGATGCAGCACCTTGGTTTCGCAGGCTGGGCGGTAGTGAAACACTTACCCGTGAATACACAAAACAGGGTTACCAAGTTACTCAAATTGTAAGCAAATCACCAGACCGTCAAACTAAGGTCATCAGAAAATATAAATTCCAATGATTGATAAATTACAACTTTTCGTATCGGCATTCAAGTATGCAGCGTCTGCGGACACAGCTTACGGTGAATATAAGCCAGACCAGCACGGTCTACTGCATAATCATTGCGGCTGCGTAGCATATGCAGTTCAGCAATTGCTGGGCGGCACTATCAAAACTGGCAAGGTCAATGGAGTAAAGCATTACTGGAATGAAATTGGTCTAGTTGAGTTAGATCTTTCGGCCAGTCAATTTGGCCAGACCGATATAGTATTTTTTCCGCAAGCAGAGCGGCCCAGACAGGCACCTACTCGCAAAACCGTAAACACAAGGTTCCAAAAATTCTGGAACCGTGTACAACAAACATTACACCAATGAAAATAGTAAAACATCACAAAGTACGCAGCAAAACATCAAAGCAATTTGGTATTTGGTCGGGCAAGGTATTATCTGAAATTCCAGTCGGGCTTAATAAATATCAAGTTTCTCATGGTGGATTTAATGACAAGATCGATCATATAAAAGTAGGGAACCTTTCCCATGATTGCTTTTTATGGTTTGACGATATCCAAGAAGCAAAGGAGTTTGGTTTAAACCTTATTGATATTGCAGAAGAACAGGAAAGGAGATTAAGAGATGAATCAAAAACTTGAAGATCAAGCCCGTAGTAGAATCTGTGAATCTACTGACACTCCAGTAGATGGAAACGAATCTTGCAATTTCATTAACGCAATCTTTTTGGACTTAGCACTAGGTAAATTAGTGGTAATTGACAGTAAGAATAAACAAATAAACTCTTACCCACAAAAAACAAAAATTGTAAACAATATCTTGCATCCCGAAAAACAAAAAGCTAGATTTCGGAATGACTGATGATAAAGATGAGCAAAAATTAAGCTGGGGTGGCAAAAGGCCAAATCAAAATGGCAGGCCACCCTTGCCCGAAAATCTAAGACGGGTTGCATTGCGAACCCGTGTTTTACCAGAAACTATTCATTATTTAAAAAAGGATGAACAGGGCATGGGTAAAGCAATTGATAAAATTGTTCGTAAAATAAAGTTTGACGAGTAGCTGAAAAGTCTGTAATTCCTGCTATGGCAGGAAAAAATGAACCTAGTAAAGCCTTATTGAGGCGAAAAGATGTTCAAGAGTGGTTAGGTTTAGCTGATCACGAGATGACCCGATTTATTAAAGATGGGTTATTAAAGCCAAAATATTTTCGGGAAGGTGCTAGAGCTTTTTTCGTAAAACGGGAAATTGAGGAAACAATTCTCAAGTTGGAGGTTCCAGCATGAGACATCAATATGACCGTGAAAAAAACATGGCTACAAATGAGCCAGATGTTGCAGAGCTTCAATCGGAATTAACAGATATTTTAGAAGATGCTGGTCGCAATCTTCGCAGGAGAGATGACTTTGATGATGTTCGCTATGCCCGTTGGGAAGGTCAATCGCCAGACGATGGCAGGAAACATGAAGAGTACTTAGGTAAAAAACCAGTACCTTGGGAGGGAGCCAGTGACATTCACATGCGACTTGCTGACAGGCTAATAAACGAGCATGTCCATATTGCTAGTGAAGCATTCTTTCGAGCAAAAATGAATGTTACTGGGGTTGAGTCTAGCGATCAAAACCGTGCTGCATACTGGAGGGATTGCCTGTCCTATTTCATGGAGCAAAGAATGCTTCCAGAGCTTCGCAGGGAAGTAGAGATTCTTGCACAGGAAATGTTTTCTGGATCTCCTGCCATAGGAATACTTGGAGTATACTGGCAGCAGGAAACCATCATGCAGCTAAAGACTTTTAGCATCCAAGATGTCCAGAGAATGGTCATGGAAAATGGTGGAGACGAACAAGCTGTACAGCAAGTTATTGGCATACTTCAAGATCCCGACATGGAAGATGATGCTATGTCGCTAATGGCACAGGTGTTTGTTGGGGTAAAAGAAAAAGTGCTAAAAAAAGGTCTTATTGAGTTTAGGCAAACTGGACAAACAAAGTTACCCACTCCAGCAATTCACGAAAATCGTCCACGGTTTGTCGCACATAAACTTTATGATGATGTGTTTGTTGATGCCAACTGCACTGAATTAGATCGAGCTAGGGTAATCATGCGTAGGGAGTGGTTAAGTGAAACTGAACTACGGGACAAGATTGTAACCGAGGGATTTAATGAAGACTTTGTTGAAGCTGTATTAGAAAAATCGGAGGGACAATCTGGGGTCGCAGAATATGATTATCGTAATCCCATCCAGCTTGGTGTTCATAGCATGGGCAAAGGAGTTGAGGGAGATTTCAATGATCTCTATGAAATATTTTACGCATATCAGCGGCAATACGATGAGGATACAAATGTGCCTGCTATTTACTGCACAGCATTCTCTTCGCATGTACCAGAGCTTTACGGGAAGCACGATATCATGGAGTATGGTCACAACCAGATGCCATTTGTCCTGTTTACTAGGGAAAGACTTTCTAGGTCAATATTTGACTCCAGAGGAATTTCTGAACTAGTTGCCACAAATCAATATGAGGCAAAGGTGCAAAGGGATCTCCGAAATGATGCAAGTCAGATTGGTGTCATACCTCCATTATTGGTTAATGCCCGAAGGGGTGGATTAAACTTGCTGGTGGCTCCTGCGTCCCAGATTACCATAACTCGCCCAGATGACATTGGTTGGCTCCAGCCACCTCCTTTATCGCAAAGCTCAATGGAAGCAGAACAAGCTGCCATAATGGACGCAGAAAGGTACTTTGGTAATCCCGAGAAGCCCGAGGCAAAACAACTTTACCAACAGTGTATGGTAAACCGCTGGCTGGACTCATGGAGAGAGGCATTATCGCAGGCATTATCTTTGTGCCAGCAATATTTATCTCCAGAGTTTGTCGCACGATTGACTGGTGGCCCTGTTGAGGAAATAGCAATGTCACAGGAGGATATTGCTGGTAGGTTCGATCTGTCATTACGATTTTCTGTAGACACTTTAAATCCAGAGTTTATGGAAAAGAAATTGGATGCAGTCACTAAGTTGACGCAGTTTGATGTAACGGGTGCATTAGACCGAAATAAGTTACTTGAAATAATAGCTGTTTCTATTGATCCAATGCTGGCCAAAGAGGTTATTATGGACAAGCAAACCGCCCAGCAAAAAGAAATTGATGATGAGCAGAATAGCTGGGTTAAAATTGTTAATGAAATTGAGCCAGTTGCAAAAGAGGGAGTTAACTTTGAGCTACGGGCGCAAACTGCACAACAAATTGTACAACAGTCTCAATCAATACAGCAGAAAATGCAGGATCAACCACTGGTGAAGCAATTAGCAGAAAATAGAATGAAGTACTTACAGTTTGGGATACAGCAGCAGCAGAATGCACAAATTGGTCGGGTAGGAGTTAAACCAGTAATGGGGCAAGGATAATGTTTTTAAAAAAGAAGGCAGTTTTAGTTAAGTACCCAAGTCCAATGTCGGGTGATGACTTAAAGAAAGTTTTTAGTGAATATAAAGATATGAGGATTTGGCAGGCATTAGATAGTGTTATCGATAGCTTACTGCTGGATGCAGTCAATGAAGTTTCAGATCCTAAAAATGATGCAACTAAATATGCACATGCAGGGGGACGGGTAGATGCGATTAGTAATTTAAAAGCCAGACTAGAAGAGTACAAAAATGGTTAGAGAAACTCCCGAGCAAAAATTTAAAAATGAGCATCATGCACTTCTCGATAGGTGGCTCGAGGAGTCTGATATCGATTGTGAGAGAATGATTGAAATTGTTGAAGAAGATTCTGATGAGTGGCTCGAAGATAAAATTGAATTTGAATCAGATATAGATTTAGGAGATGACGAAGATGCCGAGGACTAAAAAAGGAAAAGGAAAAAAGAAAGGCACCGATGGTAAAGCCTGTTGGAAAGGTTACCGATTTTCTGGAAGCAAAAATGGGAAAGATAAATGCGTAAAAGTTAAAAGGAGAAAGTAATGCCCTATACAAAAAAAAAGAAAAAAAAGAAAAAAGTAAAAGCGTTTCATTACTAAGATGAAATCATTTATTTTTGCTTCTGATCTTCACGGTGATCAGCAGTGTCCAGATGCGGTGAATGGACTTTATAAATTCACTAAAGAGTTTAAGCCCGATGTTAAAATATTTGGAGGAGATCTTTTTGATTTTTCACCATTAATGCGAAGTGCAGATCCTGCTGAAAAAAATGCCAGCATGGAGGCAGATGTTGAAGCTGGGATGGAATTTTTAAATGCGTGGAAACCTAATTATTTTTTATTAGGAAACCACGATGATCGTTTGTGGCAATGTGCCGAAAAACATTCAATCGGAATTATTCGAGATACGGCAAAGATGGGTATCAAAGACATTACAAACACATGCAGGAAACTAAAGTGCAAGATACTGCCATACAATGTAGATAAGGGTGTTTTAGAATTAGGTATAATGACTTTTGTTCACGGTTATTTTCATGGTGCAGTTTCTGCCTGCAAGCAACATGCGTTAACATTTTCAAAACAAGGTGGATGCTGTGTGCATGGACACATTCATTCTATTCAGCAATTTTCTGTACCAAGGCATAAAGGGGGGGCAGCACTTTCAGCAGGATGTCTGACTAAGACTGAAATGGGGTGGAATCGTGCAAAGGTAAACAGATTGGCACATGAAACTGGATGGGCATTTGGATATTATTCTAATAAAAGCTGGGCGGTTTATACTGTTAGGAAATTTGATGGAGAATGGTTATGGCCAAAAATTGGGCAAAAAAATTAAACAAAATAAAAATGTCACAGGGTAATATACCAGAGGGCAAGGACTGGTTTACGAGTGAGGAGTTTATGGAAGAAATCCAGTATGGAGTAACAAAGGCTCATAAAATTTTAAAAAGCCTACAAGAGCAAAATAAGGTTGAAGTTTTTGCTGGTTCTCAATGGAACCCAAATCAAAATCAACTTACCCGAAAAATCTGGTATAGGTTTATTTAGTGCAGCTTGGTGTAGTTCGTGAATACACCTTGGCACTTCGTTATTTGTGTACTCAATTTAAGTTAACATTTAACCCGTCCGATGCGGTACATCGAGTAAACAGTTCCACCGTCAGAGAACACAAAAACCTATGGCAGATTTAAACGATGGGGTCGCGCCCGTAACGCAGACAGAAAGTAAAACAGAAGACTCTGGACTCATAAACCTTAGCGATATCGTGGAGGCAGCAGGAGTAACAGATTCATCGTTCTTTGAGAGTGCAGTCCAAGACACAGAAGAGGTAGTTGAAGAGATCTCTGAAGTAGAGGAAGTAGAAGTTGAAGATTCAACCGAGGTTGATTCCACTGAGTTATCGGGGGAGCCAGTTGAGGAAGAGTCTAAGCAGGAAGATTCCGAAGGTGTAAAAAAGCGAATTGGTAAACTTATTGAAGCTAAGAAATTAGCGGAAGATGAAGCCAATCAGTTGAAGGAAAAACTTGCAGAAATGGAATCATCAAGTCAACCCGTACCAGACCCAAAAGGTTTAGAGCGATTTGATAAAGTTAATGATTTCAAGGAGTTGCAAGCCCGTGAAGCTGAAGCTGAACATCTAAGAGAGTGGTTGCTGGAAAATCCAGATGGAGGTGATTACACTGACATTTCTGGTTCCGAGCATGAAGTTGATTATGAAGCTGCCAGAAAGTTAATGGTAGAGACAGATCGGGATCTAAGGAAAAATATTCCACTTGCAGGGCAACGGTTGCAACAACGGGAAACCAACAAGCAAACCGCAGCCGAAACTTTTGAATGGATGAAGGACAAAACAAGTCCCGAAATGCTGGAAGTACAACAGGTACTAAACACGAATCCTTTCATAAAAGACTACTACGAAAAAGACCCGTACAGTGTATTAACCGTAGCCTACGCTATAGAGGGAATTAAAGCAGTGAATGCAAGAAAGGCTAAGAAGCCAATCGCACAAGTCACTGCTCCTAAAGCACCCGTACCGAGTCGAGCATCTGCTTCGGTTGTTCGCAAAAAAGCAAACAGCAAGAAGTCTCTACTACAACAAGCCTCATCTGGATCAGTCGAAGACGCAGCCTCATATATTGAATATTTATTATAGTTTAAAAAATCTTAGGAGGAAAAAAAATGGCAGGAATAGTTGAAAGAGATCAGTCCCTAAAACGGGAATCATTAGCAGATTTAATGACAATTGTGGATAGAAAATCATGTCCCTTTATGTCACAGGTTAAAAAAGGTGCAGCACCAAAAAACAGTTTTGTTGAGTGGCCTTTAGATAAGCATAAAGACAATGTGGTTCAAACCGCAACTTACACATCTGGAGTATCAGACAGTTTACCAATTGATGGTGCTGACATCACTAGTTCTGATTTCGAGAATTACGATGATCGCACTAAGTGTTCTGTATATTTACAGTATGTTCGCAGGGTGCCAAAGGTTTCCCGTTTGGCGAATATGACATCTGATATCGCTGGAGTCGGGTACAAGAAAGAAATGGCAAATTCAATCGCCAAAGCTCTGGTCACGATCAAGCGTGATATGGAAGCTACACTTTGCTCTTCGCAAGAAACAGCACAGGAAACTTCTTCATCTCCTTATCAGACTCGAGGACTTGGGAAATGGGTTAGCAGTTCTGCTCAATCTACTTTACCAGTGCCATCTGATTTCTTGACACCAGCTTCCTCTATCGGAACTAGTTCAGCAGCCAATGCTAAAGAAGAAGATCTGCGTGACATTCTTCAGAGTATCTACGAGCAAACAGGTGAATCTGATAAGACTTTTTATGGTCTTTGCGGAACACAAGTAAAGAAAACGATTTCTAACTTTACTCTGTTTACTCCTCGTACAAATAACCTTGTCGTTTCCAATAGGGACACTGATGAAGGTCGTTTGAGTGCTGCGGTTGATATCATTGAATCTGATTTTGGTACAATCACATTGAACCTCTCAAGCTGGTTGGAAAATGATGCCAGATCGAGTGGAGCATTCGATGCGAGTGTTGGTCAGAAAACATTGTTCATCTTGAACATGTCCCAACTGGAAGCATGTTTCGCTGAAGAAACTTCAGTTCGTGAATTGCCAGACTTAGGTGGAGGCCCAAGGTCAATTATCGAATCTGTATTTTCGCTCAAGTCATACTCTGGTGGACTTGATCACGGTAAGTACACACTTAGTTAATTTAACTTCATAAAGTATTAGTCATGCTCAATGTGGATGAAGAAATTGTGTTTAATGGAGATAATTATACTCCAGAGGTTCGAGCAACCTTAGAAACACAGTACCACATTGAGCTTGCTAATGCTGAAATTGAGCAGAAGAAACTAATGGAGGCAGAGCGAAGGGCAACTGGGGGAGTTAGAAAAAACTTACCCTATGGCAGAATTGACAT